CCTACCGAAGCGTTCTGGTCGCGATAGACGATCAGAGGCTTGAAGGTCATCACCGCGCGGGCGTGCCCCGTCTCGGCCACCCATTCGCGCGACAGCACGATCCACTCGCCCTCGGGCCACACGCCGCGCCGGCACTGCTTGCCCTCGTGCAGCGCCAGCCGCGCATCGCCGATGCCGTGGGCTTGGCCGTCGTCGGTCATGCGACGGGTGTCGCCTTGCCGGGCAGCACGGGCCGCGCCACCACCATCATGGGCGTCGCAGGTCCGGCCAGCATCGGCCGCCCGGTCACGATCTGAATCGGCGTCGCCGGGCCGGGCAGCACGTCAGGCCCAGCGCTCACCATGGTGCGCGGCGTGGTCGCGCCAGCGAAGATAGTTGCCGGAGCGCCGCTCACGATCACGACCGGGATCGCCTTGACTGCCATGTCACACCGTCAGCTTGACGTCGGTCAGCGCGCCCGCCGCCACTTCAGCCGCGCCCGGCGAACCGGCCACCGCAGCGCCTGCCGCGTTGTGAACGACGACCGACTGGCCGTTGAGCACGGTGGCGCTCGCCGTCACGACCGGGGCTGCCGGCAGGGCAGCGATGCGCGCGTCGAGCGTGGCCCGCGACATGAACTGCAGCGCCTGCACGCCATAGTTCGCCACGAACCATGAGGCGATGGTGGCGACCGCCGAGTCGGCCTTGGCCCAGCCATCGAGCGTGTCGGTGTAGCCGGCGGCGGTGTAGACCGCAGGCGTGGTCTGCTGGGCCGCGTTCTGGACGGCCACGGGCTACTCCTGCTGCGCCTTGTAGGCCGACGGCCGGCCGGTCGATGCCGGCGCTGCCTGTGCCTCTCCAGCCGGAGCCGCCGCTTCCTCGGGCACCTCGTAGTCGATGCCGATGCCCTTGAGGCGCAGGTTGAGGGTGGCGAGGTCCATGTACTGGTCAGCGCCCGGCCCGTAGGTGGTGCGGAACGCCTCCTCGTGCGCCGCGAGACCGGGATCGTGAACCATCCACTCGGCGAACGTCTTGGTCATGTCAGGCTCCTGCGAGTTGGGTTTGGACTTCGATCAGCTTGGCCTTGCCCTTGGCCGTGATCATGTCGTCGGGCATGTCGCGCAGCGCGTAGATGTACTCATAGAAACACCGGCAGAAGACTTCCTCGCCGGGCTGGGTGATCGCGTCGGTGTAGCCGTTCGGACCGGGCTTCACCAGTCCGGCATCGTCGGCCCAGCTATCGCGCACGAGGTAGACCTTCTCGTCGCGCTCCTTGTGATCCTCGCGATAGTCGTAGCCCGGCTGCCGCCAGTGGCTGTGCCACATTCCGGCAATCGCGCCGGCCTCGTTGGCCACGATGTCGTTGATCGCGCTGGTCAGCTTGTGGCCTTGGTCGATGATGACGCGCCGCTCGGTGAAAGGCAGGCCAGCGATACCCCGCTTGATCGTCTCTCGCGCGCCCGCCTTGTCGGGCTCGGCCGCACCGCCGGCCGGGATGCTCGATGCCCAGCCGCTGAAGCGCCGCATGGTCGCCTCGATCTGCTCGTCGCGGTTCAGCCTGATCAGGTCGGCCGAGGCGCTGATGCGCTTGTCGAGTTCGTCGCGCAGCTTGGGCTTGACGTTGGCCAGCGTGAAGCGCTCGACGCCGGGATGCCAGTTCAGTATCTGGCCCTGCTCGACCTGCTTCTGCCAGATCGCGCGCAGCGCCTCGCGCATCATGTTCTCCAGCTTGGCACGCGGCACGAACGAGCGTGTCAGCGTCTCGCGCAGAACCCGCAGCCAGTAGGCGAGGCGCTGCGTCGAGTCGAAGCCATGCTCGATCATGTCGGCGATGGCCTCGTTGAGCACCTTGGTGAAGCTCGCATTACCGATGGGCGGGAGGGCCACTGGTCGGCTTCCTGTTCTCCAGCATGCGATTCACGGCCGCCGTGAACTCGACCACGGCATCAGCGCTGTCGTGCGCCGAGCCCTTCAGGCCGAACGACTTCGGTCCCTGTATCTGCGGCGGCTTGCCGGCAGCGCCACCGGGTTGCTGGCCGCCCTGTCCGGGCGCACCGGGCTGCATGCCGGCCTTCATCGCCTCCTTCTGCTGGTCCTGCTGTTCCTGCGCGTTCTGCGCGATGGCGTCGTAGTCGAGCACCAGCGGGCTGTCGAACAGGAACTGCAGCGCGTTGAAATTGTCGACCGCCCATTCGATCAGCCGCGCCTTGTTCTCGGGATCGACGATGGGCAGCAGCGTCTGCACCCACGACACGACCGCGCGCAGCTTGACCTCGTCGACCTTCACAAGCTCGCTGTCGGGCTCCTTGAGCAGCGATGGCCACTTGGCCTCGAAGCTGTTCTTCCACTCGTAGAACGCCTGCTCGTAGGTCTTGCTGGCGTACTCGTTGTAGTCGCGCTGGATGGTCTTGTAGAACTCCGGGTTCCATGCCCGGTGCATGACGATGCGGTCGTAGTAGTCGAACAGCGGCTTCAGCCCGTCTCGGACTCCGTCGACATAGCGGGCGATGGCCTTGGCGTCCTCCGTGCCTTCGCCGAACCCTTCCGCGAAAGTTTCCTCGGTGAGGATTTTGGCGGGCATGCCGCTCGCGCTCGCGATGTTTTCGAGGATTTGCTTGCGGACGATTTCGAGCGGCCCGTCGAGGTTCTGGAAGTTGAGCGAGACGATGTCCTCGTCCGGGGAGATGCCGATGACGTTGCCATTTTCTGCCTCCTTCACGATGCCGCGCTTGATGCCGAACATCTTCAGCATGGCGCTGTTCACCACGCTGCCTGCCTGCTTCATCTTGGCCACCAGCACCGCCGCCTTGCGTGCCACCATGTCGTCCGCGACCATGGTCTGCAGGAACGACTTCATCGGGTAGAGCGAGCGCTGGTAGGCCGAGCGGCCAACAAAGCCGAACGCCGATGACGTGAAGCTGATGTAGATCGGCGCTTCGTTCATAATCACGCAGGTGCGGCTGCGGTGGAACACGTTGCCCTGCACCCTGATCTCGGTGGTGTGCTGGAACTCCAGCGACATCGGGTCTTGCTCCAGCACCAGCGAGCCCGCCGTGTTCATCGGATCGTAGACGTTGAAGCTGATGTTGCCCTTGTAGAGCTTGGTGTAGTCGACCGGCTTGTTGACGTCGACATTCTCCTCCATCAGCGCCACCGAGGCGATGCCGTAGATGCGGCTGAGCCGCGCCACGTTCTTGATGTGATCGTCCGCGCCGACGCGATCCCACTCGGTCTCGAAGGCCTCGATCACGCGCTGCTCTGGCGAGTTGGGCACGCTGATCTCGCGCGGCTCCGACATGGCGATTTCAAGCGGCTTCTCGACCAGCTTCGCGCCGAGCGGGTGGAACAGGTAAATCTGCTTGCACAGTTCGTAGCTCGGGCCGTAGCCGGGCACGATGTCGTCGTTGGTCGTCAGCAGCGAGTTGAGCGCCGTGCCGAGCGTGGAGTTGACGAGGACGATGGCCATCAGGCGTTGCCCGCTATTGGCATGCGGGCGAAGTGCCACGCCTGCCCGCTCAGCACGAACGCGACCACGTCATCGCAGTCCATTTGCCGCTCCTTGAGGCGCTGCTCGGCGATCACCACGCCCTGCGCCACCATCGCGCGGTGCGAGTAGAACATGCAGTTGTCGCTCATGTTCATCTCCAAGTAGTTGGTCGGCGAAGGCTGCTGAACGCCTAGCATCATGGCCGCCTCCTATGCCAAACTATGGCATGACCCCATGGGATCAGGCCCACACCGAAGCCTGCGCAATCGCTCGCCAGATCAGCGCGGACATTGCCTTGAGCACCGACCATCTCGGGCTGGTCGACGGCATCGCCTGCGGCCTGCTTGCGGTCGACACCTGCGCGGTCGAATGGATAGCCGAGAGCAGTTGGCAGGGCCTGTCGCCGTTTCCGACCCGTGACGACCGCGAGTGGGCTTTGACCTCCGAACTCGACCGCGAGGAGTGGCGCGAGGCGGTGCGCTGCCTGCGAGAGACCAACGCCTCCGCTGTCACTGTCGCTCGCTACCGCAAAGCCGCACGCCTGCCGAAACCCAAGCCTGCCCCCTATCGGTATGTGCCGCCGCCCGCCCTCGTCGCCATCGCTGATTTCTGGTTCGAGCGCAGGTGGTTCTTCCACGCCTACGACGAGGCCAAGAGGGACATGGTCCGACGCCATGTCGCGACCGATTCGATCCTGCACAGCCGACTGAACGCGACGGGCCATGACCGTGTGTTCCTCGAAGGCATCCTCTACACCGCTCAGAACATCTCGACGTCGCCCAGCGCCAGCGCCGTGCCGTAGCACAGGCAATCGAACATCTCGTCTTCGTCGTTCGGTGTGCCGTAGCCGACGCGGAACGTGGTCGCCTGATGCCACAGGTGATTGCGGTTGCGGCCGTGGAAGATGCTGGTCTTCGCGTAGGCCTCCTTGGTGATCTTCACCATGCCCCGGAAGATGTAGCCGCTGACGTTGACCGCACGCGCCTCCTTGCCAAGCGCGACCAGCTTCGAGTCGATGGGATGGACGTTGAGGCCGCGCCGCACCGCCTGCTGGATCAGCACAATGCCGCTGTCCTTCTCCTCGATCCATGCGCCGGCCGATCCCATGATCGCGCCGGTCTCGCGCGCCAGTTCCTCGTTGCGCTCCAGCACGCCGGGCAGCATCTGCTCCAGCAGCGAAGCCTCGATCTGCACAAGCTCCCAGTCGATCAGCCGCACCTGCTCGATGGGGAATTGCGTGTAGGCGAGGTGCAGCACACCCGTGCCGTCGCGTGCCTTGCCAACCTTTGACGCCGTGTCGATCACCGAGAACGTGTACTGGCAGATCGCGGGCTTCTCAGCCGGCTCATAGACCGGCTCGCCCTCGGTCTCGCGCTTGATCAGGAAGTTCGAGGGATTGAAGAAGTAGCTGCCCTCGCGGGCGCGCGGCTGTTGCTGGTACTGGGTGGCGTAGGCGTGCTCGCCGAGTTCGAGCTTGTTGGCCTCGACGGTCTCGCGCGGTAGACGATTCGGGCACAGTAGCTCGCCGTCCTCGGTGCGCGGGTCTTCGTAGAACGGCGTCTTCACCACCAGCGACTTCACGAACTCCATGGGCAGCACGAGCTTGGTGTAGGGCAGGTCAAGCTGCTCGATGACGCCGCACACGTCGTCGGGGTGCAGGCGGTGCATCATCACGATGATGGTGTCCTTGACCGGATCGTTGAGGCGGCTGGTCACCGACTCTCGGAACATGCGGCTGGTGGTCTCGCGATCCTGATCGCTCTCGGCCTGCTCGGTCGAGTGCGGGTCGTCGATCACGACCCTGTTGCCACGGCCGGCGGTCATCGACTTGAAGGGCACGGCCTTGCGGTTGCCGAGATAGGTGTTCTCGAAGTCGATCTCGCCGTCGCGGGTCAGCACGATCTCGGGCCACAGCGTGCGATACCACTCGGACAGGATCAGGTCTCGACAGCGCCGGCTATCACGTCGCGCCCAGTCTTCGCGATACGATGTGGTGAGGAAGCGCAGGCCCGG